GGCTGTGCGCCTCCCGTACCGTTGATCACCGCGGCATCGACGCCGTCAATCGCGACGTCCGCGGCCAGGTCCGCCATAACGAACGCTTCGGCCGAAGGGCTCGATTGACGGAGCAGCTGCTCGCTGACATCCGTGATCGCTATACAGGTCTTCGGCGTCATGGACAGTTGTCCAAGCGTTTGATCAGCCGCCGTCACCGATACACCTTCGCCGGCCTGCCAGGTCACCGTCGGTTTGCCGGTTTGGCGTGGGAACATGACGTTTCCAGTCAGGCCTGACAGTTGACGCGCGCCCATGCGCATTGCCACCGAACGATTCCGCAGAATGTCGATAAATCCGGCATTCTCGACGCTGACCATGTAACCGCCCTTCGCGCCAGGACTGACAGCCATCGCCCGCGTTGCGGCATCTCCAAGACTCCGCACCAACACCTCACCGGGAACCAGAATGCCGGTCGACCCTTCACGTCCGATCTGTTTCGCGACCTGCCTCGAACATTCGATTTCGAACTTGGCCGCGTCCATGTATTTCGGATCGCTCGAGCCGAAACGCAACGCGCGAATCGCGCGAAACAGGCTGTATTGCTGCGTGTCTTTGCGACTGAGCCCAACTTCGCTTGCCGCGACGGGCGCCAGCTTGCCGCGCTCCTCCATTACGTCGAGGATCTCTTTGGCAACCGCCGTCAGCGGTGTACCCTGCTCGATCCATCGACCCTGCACGCGATTGTCGATGCGATTCGACTTGCACAGGTTGATGATTGCCTCGCGGCGTTCTTTTTCCGCTTCGACAGCGCCGATCGGTTTCTCGCCGTTTCCACCCGGCGCAATGATTTGCTCGTCCATCTTTCGTGACTCCACAGTAATGACGACAGGTGTCGCCGGGTTTTTCTCAGCGCCGGACGGCGCCTTGACTTGCTCTGCGGCGCGCATTACGCGCACCTCGAATTCTTCGTCGCTCACCGCGCGCCCAACTCCAACCGTTGGATCGGCCGGAATGGTTACGATCGACGCTTCCAAAATTTCCCAATCACGGATGAAGGTCTTCCCCGCATCCGCGCCGGTCATCACTTCCTCGACGCTATGCACCCGATAACGAATCGAGACATTGCGCAGACCGTTAGCGACACGGTTTTCCGTAACCGCCGCCTCGGGATCTCCAGGGAAGAAATCGGCTTCAAGGTTCAATCGCTTTCCATCGGTCCCGCCTTTCGCGTCGACCATGCCGATCGGCTGATCCATGTTGTGATTGAATAGCAGCGGCACCGATCCAGATCGCAGTCGATCGGAGCGCATGGCGCCCTTCGACATGTCGAGAATTTCGACGCCATACCAACGCTCGACTGGGTAATCAGACGCCGCACTGAAGGCGATGCGCGATCCCTTTGCCGGGTCGGTGCTGCGCTGAATTACAAAACCTTCGACCGACATTTCCCGATCGAACACGGCCTGACCGCGGACCAATTCAGTCCGATTGGTTTCACTCATGAGCACTTTCCTAGGTGAGTTTCAAAACTCGCGCCTTGGGCGCGTTCGGATCGGCGACGTTTGGATCGGCCGGATTGGGGTCAGCGGGCGCGGCCGGTTGCTGACCTTGCTTCGTGTAGAAGGCAGGCGACGTTTCGAACACGAGACCCGCCTCTTTCATCAATTCCAGTTCGTGCGCACGACGGTCGAGCATGTCTTCCAGATCGATGCCCTTCTGGCCGAGGATGTCTGAAACCGTTGTGAAGCCATCCGCAACAGCCTTTGCGGCCGCAGCCTCTTCTTTCTCCGGATCGACCCACTCCCAACCACGAGTCTTGAATCGTGCCGCTTCGAATTTCTCGGGAGCCGCAGCGTATTGACCAAGACCAATCGCGGGGATAGCTCCCGATAGGACAGCGATTTCGAGCCATGTCTCGTGAATCTCTTCACGAAAAGCATCAACGAACCAACGCTGGAGCCAGCGCCACACGTCGCGATCATCAAGAAGCGCGAGGCGCGAACTCGAATAATTCGATTGCGAGTAATCACGCGAGAGCGACTCATACGAGACACCGATACCCGATGCAATCTCGCGCACCATGTAGCGCATGAACGGATCGAGCGCCGGGTTAGGCGCTCCGCTCGGACCTGCGCCCAACTTCTCGCCGGGATTCAGCCGCAGCGCTGTACCAGATTGCATTTCAACTTCCGCAGCGCCATCCGCCTGAACTTCGCCGAACGATTCGACCCCCTGCGGCGTCTCAATCGTCCAGGGCGTCAATGCCTGCGTGCGTGCGCGCGTGATTTCCGCATCGCTGTAACCATCCATATCCGCCAACCGGCGGACTGCCGTATGTAGCCACGGCTCGCCGCGCGTCTGCGGCCAACGTGTCGTCAGCGATAGGTGGATGATCTGGTCAGCAGGAACTCGTTCCACAATGGTCGGCGTAGCGCCGCCCCACTGGAACTCATTCGGGTGACGGCTGCGGATGTAATACGCCTGCGGACGGTAGAACCGCTGATCCACCTCGATACCCATCCGGATCTCATTGCCCGCTATTGCCGCAGGTGCCGGTGTGGTCAGGTCGTCAGCGATCCGCTCGGATTCGATCAATTCCAGCGCAAATGGGATTTTCGAATCACCGAATGCCCGGAAGTGTTTTCGGATAATGACTTCGCCCGCCTCGGCGACTTGGCCGATCGCGAAACGTTCAATATCCGAAAAGCAAAGCCGACCGCCCGTGTGGCAATAGTCCGCACAAGACCATTCCTCGAACGCATCCTCGATTGCGCTATTAACCGCCTTCGCCATATCGCCACGCGTCGTCACCACCTGCGCCTGTAGGCCTATGCCGGTTCCAACGACGTTGTTCACGATCAACTGAATCGCGCGTTTCGCATACGATGAATCGCGTACCAACTGGCGTGATCTGCTTCGAAGATTCGTCAGCGAGCTACCAAGCTCCGCATCCGAACTTGAACTAGACGCTTGCCATGGCCCCGTCAGCCTGGACATGCGTGCGCCGTAGTACATTCGTTGCCGCGTATTGCCGGATGGCGTGACTACGCGATTTCTCATGCGTGACGCGCGCAGTTTTGCGACCGCAATTGCAGCGGCAGCAGGATCAGACCGCGGCGCACCTACTCTGTCGCGAAGTGTGGTCTTAGCCATATCTGATCCTGATCTGTCGGCCGAGTCCCGCGTTTTCTGCGGAATCTTCCGCCGCTACTTCTGAGCGCAGGTCTGTTCGAAGTTGATACAGTTCCGCCATCGATGACCACGATACGGACCGACCGTTGAAGCTCATGGACGTTTGCCCGCTTGATGCTCGAGACAGAATCGCCGCCTCCACTTCATCCAATGCACGCCGTGCGAATGATCGACCGTCGACAAACGGAGAAGCCGTAGCACCAGCGGACGCAAAGCCTTCGACGACGGTGAGCGACCCAGAATCGCGGGTGATCTGCTCGGTGGCTTTAGTCGCGACCCGCTGCCAGTTCCACAGGCCCGCCTTCAGGTTCTGCGTGTCAGTCTTCGTCAGAGTGACGAGCCAATTGCCGTCCCCATTGTTCGTGACACCCGACCAGATGACCCGCGTCGAGTCCGGGCTGACGAGGTAGTACACCATCACCCATGAGTCGGCGGGGATGTACTCGGCATCCGAGACATACCACTTCGACGAGTCGCCGCGCGTCAGCGTATCGGGCTCGCCTGTAGGAATCGTCGGTGTTACCACATCATCTCCAGTTCGTCGCCCACGGCTGTTTCGGTTTCCGCTTTACCACCGGCTTCTCGGCCACCACTTTCGGCTTCGCCAATGCCGGCCACACCGGATTCAGCGCGTACAGCGTTGCCAGTGCATACACGTACAGGTCGAGAATCTCGTTACGCGGGCGAATCTTCACCCACTCGCGAACGTCGAATCCGCGCTTGCGCTTGATGATCGCTTTCTCGGCGGTCAACTGAAGGAAAAACTCCTCATCGCACCGCGTCGAGAAGTGAAGTCGTGCCGGGCCGGGATTCATGATTCGACCGAACAATACATCCTTCGCCGGACTGACCCCTACCGAGTAGAGATCAACGCCGTTCTTCATCCTTTGCGCCGACGAGAAGATGGGCCTTTCGCCGTCCACGCCTTTGAGAACGAACAGCCGCCCCTTCGTCTTTCTGGCGAACTCGTAAACCATCTTCGTCTGATAGCCCGAATCGATCCCGCACCCGGCGATCCCGAGCACGGCGCCATCGTCCCTCTTCCATTTCGTCGTCGTCAGATAGGATCGGAGGTCGTCCCATACGCTTCCAAGTGTCGTGTCACCGTTGATGACTCGATGCTCAAGTTCCCAAGACTCCTCACTGATACCCCAACCGACGGCCAGTAACTCCAAGCGCGTTTCCTGAACGTCCACCGTGACTGTGACGAGGAGAACGCTGTCGGGGCATTCGTAGGCTTCACGCTTATCAAGCAACGGGGCATGACTGATCTCCCGAGCCTCTTCCCTGAACACTTCACCGAGTACGGTATTGGTCCACACCTTCATGCGCTCATGGTCACCGCGCGCCTGGTGCCACTCCTTCACGACGTCCTTCCACTTCATCCACGGCGAATACAGCGCCGAGATGTGAAACGACGCGTGACCAGCAAACGGCGCGTCTGCGACCCATTGGCCGGCGAGCAACATGCCGCGCTTCTCGACCTCTTCAATCGGCGCGTGGCAGTGCCCACATTCGTAATGGACGGTCTTGTAATCGGGCGATTTATCGTCGAGCTTGTCGAAAACGACGTTCGACCACTTGAGCTTCTGATACGCGCTGCAATGAGGACACGGCACCTCGTAGTGGCGCTGATCCCCCTCCAGAAAACTTGCTTCGATTCGAGACATTCCCGATATGGTCGGCGTCGAAGTGCGCACGATCTTCCGGTTCCAAAACGTAGTCGTCCGCTTTTCAGCGAGCGCAAGTGGATCGCCCTCAGCTCCCGCTGATTCTGGATAGCGATCGATTTCGTCAGCCAGGACAATTCGAATGGGGCGCGATGCCAAGTTACTCGGCGAGTTCGCCCC